ACTGAGATTGTAGTGAAAGCACCGCTTGAAGGAGTAGCTCCTCCAATAGCCGTATTGTCAATTGTGCCGGCGTTAATATCAGCAGTATCCGCCACCAGTGCGTCGATGTTAGCTGTTCCATCGATATACAAGTCCTTAAACTCTAGGGTGCTAGTCCCCAAATCAATATCAGAATCAGTTACCGGTACGATGGCACCGTCTTGGATTTTAATCTGTTCAACGGAACCCGATAATACCTGAACGTAGAATTCTAATTGGTTATTAGATGTGTCAACAAGAACTTTATTTAATTGGTCTGCATCAGCTACACGATCGATAGGTGGGCCTTCAGCAGCCGTACCATCATGCTTATGCCCGGTGGCATTATTAAACGCAGCTAAGTTCTGGTTGAACTCAGCATTCAAAGGTGCTGCACTAACAATTTCACCACTGAGAATTTGAGCTGAAGACTGTCTAGTATATCCTGCCATTATCTATATCCATATTCTTGATAAGTAACGGAAAAACCGCTAATACTATAAGGGGACTGCGTACCGGTAGAAGTAATTACTAGCGACATTGACCTACCTGATCCTTGAATATTTGTTTCTAGAACCGGGCTTGTAGACCCATCAAAAGTAAAAGTAGAGTTATATGTCCCGCCAGTAGTTACGTATCTGAGCAAAGCACCTGCTGTACCTAAAGAGTACGTAAGTGGGTTAGGAACTTTTGGACTGTCCCAATCATAAGCAACACCTAAGTTAATTGTTGATGCTCCTTCTGGTCGGGTAAATAACGAAAGATGTTGGAAGACTTTACGTCTTTCTGTGCTGTCAAAGTACAAAAACGGAGTAGCATATACAGATATTACATCTGCTCCGTTAAAGTCGTCACCGGACTCCTGCTGAAATACGCGACCGGTCTCATCCCCGTGAATAATTACTTCTTGATTATCTATTAAACCACCCGCCGCTACTGTTGCTTGGATACCCAGTAACTGTCCAAACTCCCAGCCAGCTCGTTGATCGGCAAATCGTATCCCCCCTATAATGCCCTCACTATCTGCCGAGGAAGCTGTAGGAAAGAAGTATCTAAACTGAGTTTTATTGGCAATAACTACCGAACACATGTTTGCTAGGTCTTTAGTGGCCGGAAGAGCTTGCAGTAACTGCTGGATAGGCTTAGAAATAGTTTCTAATTCTACATCACCGATACGTGCAGTACCCTGAATAGGTCGAATACCGTCAGAAGCTAGAAATAGAATGTCACCGCCAATTTCTAGAATACTATCTGAGGCAATACATCCAATATTATTAGTTACTTCAGAGATAACAAAGTCACTGGTGCTACTTCCTGTTAATTTCTTAATCTTGCCAGCACCAAAAATATACAAGGCATCTCTAAACTTAGCAATGCCGGTGATAGTAAATCCAACATTTATTGAACCTGCACCTGATCCCGTTACAAAGTTTAAATCTGTGTTAGGAGAACTAAACGTCAGATAGTTTGGGTTACCTGCCATCCCAGCAAAGAATTGGTGATTACGAAAATCAGTAGTGTACTTAGCCCCAACAAAATCTCTTATAGTGGTGGTCTTAGTGTAAAAAAAATTAATTCCTGTTCCACCAACATTTGTTTGGCTACTAGCACTGGAAGTACCCGATAACTCGAAAGTGTAAAGATCAGCACTTGCAACAGTAGCAACAGTAAAGTTAGTGTTATTTATATCTACACCACCTATGTTGACCCCTACTCCGCTATACTTAACAGTATCGCCTACAGCTAGAGTATGAGCAACATGGTCTACCGTTACAGTAGCATCGCCATTTGACGAGTCAAAAGCATTGCTTAATTGTGCTTCAGTGTCAGTAGCAGTAGTACCTTGTCGATCAAAGATTTCAATAAACGTCGTATTACTATGTCGGATAGGTCTGTTAATTCCGTCTGTTACTACATGGACAGGAGAACCCATAAAAGAGTGGTCCGCTGTTCTAAGTTTAGATAGGTTTAAAGCAGACCTACCGGTTGGACCTACATTACTACCCCAACCAACTCCTGCAACGTGTTTATATATAGAATAGTTATAACTATAAGAAAAGGTTACTGAAGCTCCTCCCCCAGCAGCCACAGACGACGTTCCTGCCGTCGTAAAAGCTACAGTATATGCATTCGTAGCAACTGTAAGGACCACCATCTCAACGCCATTAATGGTTACACCACCAACTGCTGCTGCGCCTGCAAAAGTAACAAACGACCCAACAACTAAGCCGTGATTACTATGAGTAATTGTTATAGTAGTAGACTCATTTACTACTGCAATAGGGTTTGTACTTAGTGTACCTGTAGCATCTCCTACGTTGCGCCTAGCAGCATATACTGTATTTTGATGAATCCATAATCCCAGTGTTTTGCCAAGACCAGGTACAGTAATATTAGAAGAGTCATAAGGAGCGTAGCCGCTTATTCTACGATACCCGCCAAACTGACTGATCTCAAAGTTTAACATACGTATTGCTGCACCGGGATTATTGACAGCTAGAACTAACGCGTCCTCGTTTGTAAATAAACCACCTCGTGAAAGGACAGTTACGTCTTTAAATGAGTCGCTAACCGGCATTAAATACTTCCAGAAGCCGTATTAGTTAACTTCGCAACTCGTGTATCCCTAATTTCTACGTAACGATTAGTATTAATTAAAAGAGATCTCATGTGATCAATCCCCAAGTCAAACTTTTGTTTTGTCAAAGTTGCTTGTTGAGCATTGTCTCTAAACATATAACAATGATACACGGTTCCATCAATTACCACATGTTTAAAGGCATCTGGTATAACCATTACGTCAGTAGCTGCAGCAAGATCTGTGTGATAAGCGTAGTAGTCATAATAAACAATATAACTATTATCAGAAATCGGTGTAAATCCAGAATGTCCAGCAGGAGTCTTATAAACATAAGAAGGTTGCTCATAATCTCCAACTCCAGACGAGCTATCCCGCTCAAAGTGAGTCTTTAAAAAAGTATTGTAGTCTATCTGCCGAAGTTTACGGGCAGAAAAATTATCAGATGCGCTATAATTTATTCTAAAAGAGTTCCAGTCTGCAAGCTTAACGTCAGCTGCTAAAGCGTACAGATCTGTTCCTGCAGCTAATGTTAAACTACCTACTGTGTGATTAAAAGGAAAAAAGTATTCTCGTTGAGAAATTTCATGTAGTGCTGCATTTACTGCGTCTTTAACCTGTGCTCTAAAACCAATAACCGTCGCAAAGTCAGCTGAAATAATTTCAACCTCATTGAGACGGCGCAAAGTATCATTAACTAAAGTTAAAAATGTTGTTGCCATAGAGTTTCCAGAGTAAAGAGGTGGGGTTTTTACACCCCACCTCGATAACTATTTAGACTAGATCACGAGCGACAGACGAGGCATCAAGATCCCCGATATCGTCGATGTTAGCCAACCATGCAAAGACGCGCATCTTGCCCGTCAAGGCAGTGCCAGTCATTGCCGTAAAGACAATGTCAAGCGTGTCAGCAGCAGCAACAGTGCAACCGCCATTACCTGCATTAGCAGCGTAGTCACCCACAGCAGCGCTATCAAAGGAGAAGGCATCCACGAATGCGTCTGGGTTATTTCCCGTAACGCCCAGGTCAAAGCCGGTATCGGAGGAAGTCCCCGTGTGTACCTCAGTACACTCAATACCTGCATCCATAATCAGCGTATTAGCTGGAATCGAAATGCACTGAATAATATCAGCAGATGCCAACGCCGTGCCTTTAGTGGCAACGGCAGTAGCAATGTCGATTTCATTCTGAACGTAGTATGGACTACGTCCCCGAGCGCCCGGATTTCGGACAGTCGAGACTTGGTCTGAAACAGTAGCCATTATCTATGCCCTCCCTTAACCGGCAATGTTGTAATGGGCGCGAACGAGAGCTTCAGGACGAAGCACTTTCCGGCCATACAGATGCATACCACGAACGATGTCAGCAAAGCTGTCATTGTCGCGATAAGTTTCCACTTTCTCAACCTGAGAGGCAGTGGCAACAGCCGAATCGTGACCCGCAACAATGGCACCGTAGTGAGTTGCGGAACCGTTAGTGTCTACCGTGCCTGGACCAGTGCCTACGCTAGGCAGGTTGTTAGACAGGTAGATTCGGAACCCTCGGATAAGACCGTCCATGACACGACCGTTACGGAGAATGTCCTTACGGTCAGTGGAGAAGTCATTACTGAGGAGTTTCGAGTTTTCGTCGTTTAGCTGCTCCAGAAAGACCGGGTCAACAACCAACCAACGACCATCCCGATCAACATTCTGCTGATCAAGAAGACGAGCCATCCGATTAAGAACTCCGAGAGGAGTAGCTTCACCAGTTGATCCATCGGGATGAGTAGCAATCGAGTCAGTGGCAGCACCCGCTGAAACAAAGCTGTTACGGGCAATTAGCATGGAAGCTAAAAGACCGTTAGCAGCAGCAGAAACCGGATCGGTACCTGCCTTGTCACCGGCAACACGAACAGTATTCGGGGTGCCATGAAGAGCAGTTTGCTTGAAGCCCGACAGGTAACCTAGAACGTCCTGGTCAAACTGGTCGCGAAGGCGATAGCCCGCACGGTCAGTAGCCATTGATTCAAAGTTTACATGCGAATGGGCTTCCTCGATGTCGTCAATCTTAAAGGCAAAGTAGTTAGCCTGATCGACAACAAGCGTGAAGTCCTCATCGTCTAGGTCTTGCGGAGTAACAGTAGTACCTCGAACATACGATTTAACGGTAATCTCTGGTTCCTTGATAATACGAACGGTATCACCAAAGTTAGCGATCTCACCAAAATAATCATTATTGGTGATATCTTCTGCAATACTGGTTTTACGAAAAGCCGCCTGAACCTTCTTACTGTAAATTACAGGCGAGAAGTTGCCGTTAGGCAGGTTTCCGTAACCACCGGCAGATGAAAAAGCCATTGGTTATCTCCCTATGTTGGCTATGATGATAAGTTCAGGGGCGTTGTTTCTCAGGTATCCTTGCGGGGGCTGAGTACAAACGGTCTACCTATTACTTATGAAAGTAAAATTTATCTAGTATCCGTAGACTAGGGGTAGATAAATTTTTGATTAGTTTGCAAGTATAACATACTGATATTTAATTGTCAAGAAAAAACTAGAT